TTCGGACTTGACCGCGTCGGGGAGTCCGTCAAGGGACTCGAGGATTGCTTTCAAAGCCATGAGCACTGCTCCTAATGATGGGCCACTGGCCCGGGTTAAACGCCCGCCCGCTGGAATGCGGTGGGCTCCAGTTTCCGCATCTCCTCGAGGGTCAGCGGTTCGAAGTTACGCCCGAGGTTAAGCCGGGCGAACTCCTCAGCCGTCAAGCCACCATCCCGGAGCAACTTGCCGCGGGTAGGGCCGATGGCCGAATCTTGAAAGGCTTCAGGCTGGGTCTTCAGCCACTCGTAATAGGTAAGATCACCATCCACATAGCCGCTTGCGCTGGATCGGGTAGCCCCCTCGTCCAGAAAGTCGTACTTAGGATCAACCTCTGCCACTGTTGTACTACGGCATCGAATATGGACCGGGGGCCGTGGGCCTCGCCCCAGCTTAAAGACCTGGCCGTCCAGAGATCGGCAGGTAGGGGTCGTCTTGCTATCCAGAGTGGAGACCCATCGGTATCCCTCGATAACATCTGCGTTCGCAGCCCAAGTCTCCATGCGGGCCGTCGAAGCCACATGCTGGATAGCTGTGCGGACCACGGCGTCGGCGTTGCGCCCGATACGAGCGACGATCCCGTCAGAGTAGTTGAGCTTCTTGGTGCCGCGAATCGCCTGCACCAGTTGTTGATTCGTCCAGCCATCAGCATACCCCTTACGGACCAGATTATTGACCGCGGCGATCTCCTTGGCGGTCCAGTCCTTGAGGAAGGGTTCCAGGAGCTCGCCTGTGGCCGACAGTGGTTGCTTGAGGGCAGCTTGGTAGGCGGCGCTGGCCACAGGTACGGTCAGGCTGACCGCGGCGACGGCCTGCTCGATGGACTTGGCCTCGAACTCCGCCTCATAGCCCGCCAGTTCCTCGAGGGCCGGCATGAGGTCGTCCAGCATCTCCAGCATGACCTTGACCTGAGCATTGCGGAGGTTGACCAAGGTCTCGTTGAGCTGCTTCTTGGTGAGGTCCGCCATGTTGGTGGCGCCGAGGCCACCGACCACCTCGGTGATGGCCTTCTCCAGCCGACGCAAGGCGGTGCCCATGCTCTTGACCCGGCCGGACTTCAGGCGCTCCAGGTAGACCTGGTGCCTCGTCGCGATGTCCAGCAGGTGCTTGTCAGAAGCCATTAGCGTACGCCCCACATTCCCGGCAGCGGCAGCCGTCGGATACGATATAGAATAGATGGGAGCCGCAGTTGCACTCGAAGAACGCCTCCGGTGCGTATGGGTGCTCCCACAACCCCTTCATGGTCTTGCATTGTGGGCATTGTAACTGCCAAGTCCCCACCTCGGCAACCGCCACCCACTTATGCAGGCAGCAGGAGCAGACGGCTGGCCCCGACAGGTGGGGCCGCCGCTCACTGAGGTTGATTATTTCCGCCATTGCCCTGCGGGTCCTTGTTCGGGTCAGCGTCCGGGTCCTGCTCCTGCTGCATCTGCTGGGCATACACGAGGGCTGCCCCAGCCCCCATGCCCGAGGCCATCTCTTCTTCGATGGCGTCCTTCGCCTCCTCGTCGTCCAGGTAGGCGACGTTGGCCCGCCGGAGGTTGAAGCGCATCTCTTCGAAGGCGATGGCGCCGGCCTGCCACTCGGCGATCAGCTGGGCGCGGTCCTGAGCGGACATGCGGCCAATCTCGAAGTCGGTGTTGAGGTCGAACTCCGGAGCCTCGGTGGTGCCCAGAAAGACCCCGCACCACTCGAGGGCGTTCCGGTAGGCCGCGGCCACGTTCTTCGCGCATGTGGCCAGAATGGACACCTCGGAGGCCTCCTCCTGCCGGGCCTCGGTGGCCGTTCGCTGAACAGCCGCCTGTTCGACCAGCTTGGCGCCGAGGGCGACCATCTGGCGCTCCTTCAGCTCCATGGCCTCCTTCGGCATGGTGTTCGGGTTGGCCTGCAGCAGCCCCGCGGTTCCACCCTGCGGAAGCGGGATCGCCGCGCGGGAGCCGAGGTGCACCTGGCCCTTGAGGACATCCTCCACCCAGTCCTTCGTCAAGCCGGCGAGGTACGGAGTCGGCTGCCCCACGATGTAGCAGGCCTCCTCGTAGTCGGCGCTGTTCCGGTAGTGGGCGATGTTGAGGGTGGCCAGGTCATAGAGCGGCGGGAGGTCCACGTTCGGGTCATTGTTGACCGCCCCGACGAAGGTGAACGGGATCTCCTTGAGGTTGTTGCCGCTGGCGTCCAGCGGGTAGTAGTGCTCGTACTCCTGGTGGGTGCCATTCGCCTCCCGCCAGATTTCGACCCGGTAGGCCCAGGTCTCCTCCTCGAGGCGGAGGACGCGCCACTGCTTGTCCGACTTGGCCTCGAAGCCGTCATCCTCCACCACATAGGACTCGGCGATGACCACAAGGGACAGGAGCTTCTTCGCGCCGACCGTCTTGGTCCGCCAGTTGATGATGTCCCACGGGTCGTACAGGATGATGGTCGGGCGCACCTTGCCGTCCAGCAGGTCCTGCCGGCTCGCCGCGCCTTCCACCTTCGGGTAGTCGACGAACAGGCCACACCGGCCGTAGCCAAGCACCTCGCCTAGTGCCTTCTTCGACTGCTGGTCCAGCGCTACGCCGGCCCCGTCGGTGTCAACGATGAGCGGCTCCATCAGGGCGGGCAGCTCGGCAATCGGGTCCTGCTGGAAGACCTGGCCCACCAGCCCGGCGTGGGTCCGCTGGGTCACGTTGTAGAAGACCGCCCGCTCAACATACTGGTCATACCGCTTCTTGTTCTCCTCGGAGAGGTCAGCGGGGTTTGGCTTGGGCAGGTACTTCTCGCGGGCGTCCTTGACGGCCTTCTGGCCGCTCAGGCAGTCCTTGACAAGGTCCCACCGGCCCTTCATCTTGGCGACTTCGTCGCGCACAAAGCTCACATTCGGCATCTTCAGCTCCTCAAATTGGTAGTGTGACCTTGATCGAGGTCGCGAAGCGGTTGTTGCCGGCTAGCACGCGGTAACGAACATCGTCATAAACGTGATCTTCGGCTTCAGAGTCCACATCGTCCTCACTATCCTCGTCCCGAGGGAGAACAGGCAAGGTGGCAATGGCGGCCCGGCAGTTGTCCATGAAGTAGAGACCTGGCCCCTCCTTCATCTTGGACGCCTCGAGGCGGTCCCGGATCAGCTGTAGGCCGTTGATACGGGAGCCGGGGCGCTTATCAGACTCGATCCAGTCCACCCCCTCGTCGGCCATCTTCTTCTTGATGGACTCGACATCCTTCTCGTTGACGTTGCTGATCTGGTTGTCCGCCGGCCCTGCCTTGACCCGGGTCTCAATCCACCCCTGCTCCGTCAGCATCTTCTCCCGCTCCTTGATACCCTTCGCAATCTCCTTGGCAGACAGGCGGAGGCCCTTGTTCAGGCCGATCTCCTGCGCGCCATACCACTCGGCGATACGAATCAGGGTGCCGGGTGGCGGGCAGAAGATGGTGCCATCCGGCAGGGTGGCTTCCTCGCCATTGGCCTCGGCCCACCAGCCCACGCTGAACGGGTGGCTGGAGCCCCAGTCGAAGGACCGGTCGATGCGCCAGGTCTTCGGCACCTTGAAGCGCGGCAGGATGAGGTGCTGGCCCCACAGGTCGTCGAGGGCACCACCAGCCACGATGTCCCAGTCGCCCCACAGCCACGCCCGGCGCTTGTTCTCCTCCTTGATGGATTCGAGCTCGGCGACGTACTCCGGGCTGAGGTAGCGGTTCTCCTTGTAGGAGCCGAAGATGCGGACCTGTGTCTTGACGATGATCTCGCGCTGCTGGGTCTGTGGGTTGAAGACGTCGATCTCCTTGCGGACCACCTGGCCCGGCTCGGCGACGTCGATAAAGCGGGACTTGACCCAGTTGTGGCCAGCACCATACGGGTTGGTCGTGCTGAAGACCACAAGGGGGATCGGAGGCAGGGGCTCCACCAGCCCGGTCTGCGCGTTGATCGGGCTATGCTCTGCGGGCAGGAAGGAGGAGCGGTTGCAGCTCATCATCGCCTCGTAGAGCTCCGGGGTCGGATACTTGGACAGCTCGTTCCAGCCGATGAATGGGAACTCCTGACCATGGTAGTTCCAGTAGTCGGAGATACGCTTGATCTGGCGGAACAGGAGCTCCTCCCCGGTTGGCCAGACCCACTTGTAGTCGCTCTTGGAGGCCAGGAACTTGGCCCCGTCGAAGAACTTCGGATACCAGCGCTGGGACTTGGCAATCAAGTCGTCCAGGTTCTTGTATTCGCGGTCGAAGATAATCCCGCGCCAGAACGCCCCATAGCCGCGGCCCACCATCTTGCGGAAGAACATGACCTGCGCGTCGGTCTTGCCCGGACCGCGGGTGCCCTCGTACAGGATGTGATGGCAGGGGCAGGCCATAGCCAGGCTCTGAGAGCCCGGCAGGGGTTGCCAGACGACGTTAGGAGCGGACATCTTCTTTGAGCTGCTTCTGCGCGCCGGAGGCTTGGGCTTCCCAGTCGTCGACGCTGCCGGCCATCGGGACCATCATGACGCCACCCTTGTGCTCGACCTCGGCCTGGATCTTGGTCGGGGCCTCGTAGCCCATGACCTTGGCCAGCAGGCTGGAGGCGCCGACTCGGGCACCGCCCTGCTCGCGATCATCGAAGGCGATGGACTTGACGTTGAGGATGAGCTCCTTGCGGGTGATGAGGTTCTCTTCCTCGATCGCTTCCCGCAGGGTCCGGAACCGCTCCTGCACGTAGGGTTCGCAGTACAGGTTGCTACCCTCCTTGTTGGCGCTGCGCGGCGGAACCCCGGCGTAGATGGCGGCCTGGTACTTGGGCATACCCATGATAAGGGCATCCACATAGCGGTCGCGGCGCTCGAGCATCTCGGGCGACATGTTCTCTTTCGTGCGGCGGGCGAGCCGCTTCTGGTTTGCGCTATCTGCGCGCTTGGCGTTGGGGCCTGACTTAGGCGCTGCCATCTGGAACCTCCAGTCAAAACAAAGGGGCCAGCACTGCTGACCCATTGATGATAGGTGGCGCGGGAGGCGCTTGGCAACAGTCACTGCCGCGAACTATTGTACCATCCTCGTAGCCTGTTTACACGCGCCGCGCACTCTTGATATGCGGCATCCGCAGCCAGCCAGTTGTCGATGATGTCCTCGGTGATGGCCACAGGTCGTTCCGTCGGGGGCTCGCAGGCTCGCAGCAGCTCCTCTGGCGGGCGCTCCCGGATGTACTCAGTTCGGACGAGGGGTTCGGTTGTTGAGCACCCGGCGGAGATCATCAGGCACAGGGCGCTGCAGATACTCGCGGACATATTCATTGGTTGCTCCGAGGCTCTTGACAGCAGAATGGGTGGCCCCGGTGGTACGGCGGATGGCCGCCACGTCCGAGGCGAGGCCGGTCAAGGCGTCGGAGTCGCGCTTCCGCTGCTCCTGCAGGTCCTTGATGGTCTGTTGGTTGTCCTGGTTGACCTGCTCGGCCATCTGGAGCTTGGTCTGGGCCAGCTCCAGGTCCTTGACCATGGTCGTCCAGCGGTGGTAACCATAGAAGGCCGCCGCAGCGATCCCGAGGGCCAGCACCCCGTAGATGATGGGGCGATAAGGATCAATCCTGTTGAGGAGGGTCGCGGCGATCATCGTTCTTGTACTCCGGTACGAAGGGGTTCTCGTCGGCGATACCCAGACGGCGGCGGACTACCTTCTCGATGATCTTGACGCTGGCCGCGGCCCCCAGCCAGCCGAGGAGGCCGACTACGACGCCGGTCCATTCGTAGGACAGGCCCATTGCCTTGCACATCAGGATCGCCAGGTAGCCGACAAAGCCGGAGGCGCAGGCCTCCAATCCGGCGACCAGCCACTTGACCTTACCACCACGTTCGACAACTCGCATAAGATGCCCCAGTAGTCCAGCCAGCGCGGCCAGCAGGACGAAGATTATCGTCTTCTGGCCTTCTTCCGTCTCCCACATCTCCTAGTCCCCCAGCAGCTCAAAGTGCGGACCATCAAAGAAGCGCTCGTCGCGCCACTCCCCGTTTTGGTTCCAGTCGCCGCCCCAGCGGAGCCGGATGCCCAGCTCGGCGGCACAGTCCATCACGACCTTGGCCTGGTCAGCCCAGACCTGCAGGTCCTTCCAGTATTCGCTCTTGAAGGGGTGGGGGTAGATGTCAACCGCGTGGGAGGGGTAGCGGTTGTGCTTGCTCTTGGGCCACGGGGTCTTGCTGAGGCCATCCCGGACCGCGGCATCCTGAGCGGCCTTGCTGCGGTGACCCTCGCGAACGGAGAAGTCGATGCGCTGGATGGCCAGCTCCATGACCCGGACAAGGCGGGGGTCACAGGTCTCCAGTCGCTCGCGCGACTTCTTCGAAAATACAGGCATCGGGGCACCCTCATAACAGTCCAATGGGAGCCATTATAGGGGTGCATTTTTCGCCTGGCTAGGGTCGGCTTTTACCGTCCGGCTGCGCTAAGTGTGGTTGCCACACTCCTTCTCTGTCGTAGTGGCCGGTCTGGCCATGCAGGGTGAATGTCAGGGTCCCGCCGCAGCTAAGCCAGAGGGTGTGCCCATGCATCGGGCCACCCTCCAGTTTGTAGGGCTGCTTGCGGACGCTGACGCGAGGTTTACGCTTCCGAGTCATCAGCACATGTCCTCCAGTTGGGTTACTAGACCATCAAAGTCCTCGTTCGGGCCAAGCAGGTCGGCCAGCGCCTTCACGGTGTCCAGGTCGACCCCGTAGTCCTCGGCGAGGCAGGCGAGGTAGTCCTCGCGGTCGTCATACCCGTTCGCCTGGTAGATGTCGTCGCTCATGCTTGTTTCCTCCGGCCGAAGAAGTGGGTGCCAACGCGGATGCGGCCATCGTCCAGCTTCTTTAGCGCCCCGTTGCCAGGGCGCTTTGGTTAGTTATTTGTATTGCAGCGCTAGAAATGCCCTTTCATCATAACCAAACAAAGTTCCTTTCGTTTCGTGAGGTTTGACAACTTCTCGCCAAACGCTTTCACCAGAACCTAATTCGGATTCAAGCTGCCACCAGTAACCGTCTGAAAGTTTCGGGCCTTGCGTGAAGTTTTTGACTTCTACAACCTTGCCACATTTCTTAATAAACTTGTGCTTGTGCATGTTGTGGTACTCCGTTTCTTGGTTGACTTGAGAAGAAGTATAGCGGAGCGGTCCGAAAAAGTAAACCCCTCCCGACAAATTATTTTGGCCGGCACCAATTCGGTCGTTCGCCCCTCGCCGCTCGTCGTCGGCCTAGATGTAAGCTGCCAGATCCTCCAGCTGGGACACGAGGCTGTCAAAGTCCTCGTTCGGGCCAAGCAGGTCAGCGAGGGCGTAGACGGTATCCAGGTCGACCCAGTAGTCCTCAGCGAGGCAGGACAAGTAGTCCTCCCGATCCTCGTAGCCGTTGGCCAGGTAGACGTCGTTGCTCATACTTAGTTCCTCTAGCCGAAGAAGTTGGAGCCCACCCGGATGCGGCCATCATCCAGCTGGACAATCTTGCTGTAGTAGTCACCGCCCAAGCGCGCCCACTCATTCTTAGCGGGGCTGTACTCGGTGGCCTCGTGACGGATCTGAACCTCGATGCGGCAGCTCCGGTCTTGCAGCTTAACCCGGTACTTGCGCTCGCGGATGATCACCTCGGGGCTATCGACGCGCTGGGTGCGCCACTGCTCGGTCTTGTGGTAGTGACCGAAGCGGTCCGGCTCCCAGCCGTCCGCCTTCAGGATCTCTTCGAATTGCTCACGCTTCATAGCTGCCCTCCTACCTTAGCCTTGATTATATCGTCTGATTACTTGAGTCGCAACGAATCCGACCGCGCCACTTGAACATTAAGGCTGATCTTCCCGCCATGTTCATAGCCCGCGGAGTAAGCACTACGATCCACCTTGATGGAGCGAGACCTGGACTCCTTGATGTCCCACGAAGCCACGAAGTCCAGGTTCGCCAGCTCCTCCGCCTTGGCCAGGTCCAACAAGGCGACGGCAGTACCCCCGCTCGAAGCCACCTCCTCAGCCTTGGCTGCAATCATTTCGTCCACGCGGCGGCTCAGTCTCGTGGCAACCCCCATTGCAAAGGAGCGCGTCTCCGGGGCTAGGTTATGTCTATAGAGCCGCCGCCCCTCCTTGAGGACGTTTTCGATCACATAGGCACTCATATACATAGCGGTCACCGCGTTTGATTCACGCCCGACGAAGTAATGGATCTGGCGGGTGCCACTGATCTTTTGACCATAGTAATACTTGCACATGAACAGACGAGCAATGGTGTTCCGGATGGAACGAGTCCAAGGCATCGACCAGCCTTCTTCGTCATAGCTGCCCCGCGGGTCAATCTTCTCCCGCTCATAAGCCTCGACGTCCATCAGGTCCAGACCATACTTGGTCAGAAGGCTGTGAGCCTGGCGCAGGGCCGTCTCACGCTCGTTGTCGTTACCGCGCTCGTCATTGGCCATTGCCAGCAGCTTACGGATGCGATCCAGGATCTTGTCGGTGTTCATGTAGGTCTCCGGTTCGTTGGGGGCCAATCCCCCAACCCATGACTAGATTATACACTACCCGTTTAACGGGGACAACTCTTTCATGAGGCGAAGGCGAAGATAGGCCAGAAACGCCTCGGGGGTGATGTCCACAGGGCAGCGGACGCGCTGGCCCCCGGCCACCAGATACCCGAACATGCGGACCTTCCACTTCGCGTTGTTCTTCCGGTAGAACAGGACCGGCTCGCGATCGGGCTTGGCCTGTCGCTTACACTGTTCCCACCAGCTAGTCATCTGCTGCTGCTCCTGGTACTTGACCTCGAGGGCCAACCAATCAAGACCGGCCAGGTCGCAGCCGCCCTTATGGGACTGCATGAGGTTGCGCTCGAGGGCGGGCGGTTCCAGCCCCAGCGACTCGTAGACCTCGTTGACCACGGGCTGCAACAACTTCAC